CTTAGATAAACACCAGACGATTTGTGATTTTGGATGTGCAAAGGGATATTTGGTATATGCTTTACAATTATTAGGTTATGATTCTTACGGTGTTGATATTAGCGAATATGCTATATCAAAAGCACCTAAAGAAGTTAATGGTCATGTAACTTGTATTGAACCTTTGGCAGAGTTTGGTTTTTATGATTGGATTATCTGCAAAGATATTTTAGAACATATACCTTATGAAGATATTGATAGTCAATTGATGATGTTGCGGAACAGTTGTAAGAAGATGATGGTAATGGTTCCTTTGGGTGATGGTGAAAAATATTTTATTGAGGCTTATGAGAAAGATGTTACCCATGTTATTAGAGAAAATTTAGATTGGTGGATTAATCTATTTGAATCTGTTGGATTTAAGATAGCTAAAGCTAGCTATGAGATGGGTCCCTACAAAGAAAACTGGCAAATTCATCCTACTGGTAATGGTTTTTTTATGTTACAAATTTAAAATTGAGGAAATTTATTGTGGAGAGTTTAAAATGAGAGTAGGTTTTGTGGGCATAGGCAATTTAGGTAAAGATGCTGCTGAAGTTATGGCACAACATTATGATGTTGTTGGTTTTGATATCAGACAAGAGATAGATACTACTCTTAATATGACTAAAACTTTGGCAGGTGCTGTAGAAAATAAAGATATAGTTTTTGTGGCGGTGCCCACACCCCACCATAAAGATTATGATGGAAGATATCCTACTAGTCATCTAGAACCTAGAGATTTTGATTATACAGCAGTTAAGACAGTTGTTAGTTCTATTGATAAGTTGATAAATGATAAGACTCTTATAGTATTAATATCTACTGTCTTGCCTGGTACAGTAAGAAGGGAGATTGCTCCTTTAGTTGAGAATGGTCGTTTCATTTATAATCCCTATTTGATAGCTCAAGGTTCAGTTAAGTATGATATGATTTATCCGGAGATGATTATTATAGGAACAGAAGATGGTGGTGAAAGTAAAGATGCTAAGATGTTGAAATGGTTTTATAATAAATTTGTATTTAAAAGGACACGAATTGTAACTGGTACTTGGGAAGAGTCTGAGGGTATTAAGATATTCTATAATACATTTATTTCTACCAAGTTGGCATTAGTTAATATGATTGCTGATGTATCAGAAAGTATAGGAAATATGAATGTAGATGTTATTACTACTGCTCTCAAAGAATCTACAGATAGAATTATGGGACCCAAATATATGTCGGCTGGTTTAGGTGATGGTGGTGGTTGTCATCCTAGAGATAACATTGCTCTTAGATATTTGGCAAAAGAGTTAGATTTGGGTTATGATTTGTTTGAAGCTATTATGACTACTAGAGAAAAACAAGCTAAGAAAATGGCTGAAAAAATTATTAGTTTTAATAATGATGTATGTATTTTGGGTAAAGGATTTAAACCAGGAGTAGACCAAGAGGTAGGTTCTCCATCAATTTTATTGGGTAGTTTTATAGAACATAAAGCCTTTCATGTATATTGGGATGGTCATCCTGATGAGGTAACTTATCCATTAACCTATGTTATGCATCATCATGAACAATATTCTACTTATGATTTCAATCCCGGAAGTATTATCTTTGATCCATTTGGCAAAACTTACCATACGGAAGAGTTGACAAACAAGGGCATTTCGGTGTATAATTATGGAAGAGGTCCCACTTAGTGTATGATTTAAAAGATTATTTAAACTCCGTAAATTATAAAAAGAATAATTTGATGCCGGAGGATGGTGATGAGTTTTGGGAGAAAAAATATCCCACATTCATTGTTAATAAATGTTTGTCTGGGTTTGCTGATACAGTTTTGTTTGCTAATGAAATGAATGGGTTCCATCATATGGATAAGAAATTACAGTATGATTTTTATCTGCACGGATTGCCTAAGAAGAAACGATTTTCTCCATGGATGAAACCTTCTAAGGTACAAAATTTAGATTTAGTTAAAGAGTATTTTGGATATAGTAATGAGAAAGCTAGAATAGCACTTACTATTCTGAGTGAGGACCAATTAGTAATAATGAAAAGGGCATTGTCTAAAGGCGGAAAGAAATAAATATCTACATAATCATGATCATAATGTGATAATAATGGAGATTAATCATGGAAGAATTGGAGTGGAATCCGGATTTGATGTTGGAAATCAAATTGGCAGAACCAGATGATTTCTTAAAGGTTAGAGAAACTTTATCCCGCATTGGTATAGCCTCCCGTAAAGAAAGAAAATTATACCAGTCGTGTCATATATTACATAAACAAGGTAGATATTTTTTAGTTCATTTTAAAGAGCTTTTTGCTCTAGATGGTAAACCCTCAAACATTAGTATTAATGATGTGCAACGTAGAAATACAATAGCTACTTTATTATCTGATTGGGGATTGGTGGAAATTATGGGGAACGCTGAGGATAAGGCACCTTTATCACAAATAAAGGTACTAACTTACAAAGAGAAAAATGAGTGGTTGTTAGAAACAAAATACAATATAGGAAATAAAAAAAAGGTTGTTTGAGAGAGAAATATATTATGGCAATAAAATTAGTTAGACTTAAAAGTGGTGAAGATTTGGTAGCTGATATTGATATCAATACCGATACAGTGACTTTGGAAAACCCAGCAATGATAATGCCTGTGGGTAATCCAGATCCTGGTGGACAAGTTCAAATGGGTTTCGGGCCGTGGGTTCCTTTTGCAAAGAGTAAGACTTTTGAAGTGCCAAGGGAACATGTTGTTTTTATTGCAGACCCTGCTGATGATATAGTAAATAATTATAGACAAATGTTTGGTTCTGGTATAGTAGTACCCGAAGTAAAAGTAAATACTAAACAAATCTTGACTGGATGATGGATATGTGATATACTATCCATATGTCTGAAAACTTTTACACAAATATAATTCTTAAAGGTGATACCCTTTATCTGCGGGCCATTAGTAATGGCAAACGGATTATGGAGAAGATAAAGTATAAACCTACTTTATTTGTTCCCACTAAGAAAAAAACAAAATATAAAACCTTGTCTGGTACGACAGTAGAACCGGTCAAGTTTAATAGCATTTATCAGGCTAGAGATTTCCTAAAGAACTATCAAGAACAGCCCGACTTGGTGTATGGCCAAGAGAGATTTCAGTATTGTTATATATCGGATAACTACCCAGGCATTATAGAATGGAATCAAGATAAGATTCTAACTCTATCTCTTGATATTGAGGTGGCAAGTGAGAATGGTTTCCCTGACCCCAACCTGGCAGAGGAAGAAGTCCTTGCCATTACTGTCAAGAACTATACCACTAAGAAGATTATGGTGTGGGGTATCTACGACTACAACAACACCCGTGATGATGTTGAATATGTGCATTGTGATGGTGAAGGGGAGTTGCTTAGGGAGTTTGTTTCTTTTATGGAAGCAGTTCAACCAGATGTTATCACGGGTTGGAATACCACCTTCTTTGATATTCCCTATCTCTGCCTTAGAATAAAAAAACTCTTTGGCAATAAGTTTATGCAAACTTTATCACCGTGGAAAGTGGTGACTGAAGAACATACTTCCACATTTGGAAGAGATGTAACACGATATAATATATGGGGTGTTTCTAATCTTGATTATCTGGACTTGTATAAAAAGTTTACATATACTGACCAAGAGTCATTCACATTAGACAACATAGCTTTCGTTGAGTTGGGTACTAAAAAGGATCCCAATCCCTATGATACATTCAAAGAATGGTATACTAAAGATTATCAATCGTTTATTGATTACAACATCAAGGATGTGGAACTGGTCGATGCATTAGAGAATCATCTGGGTATGATCCAGTTAATGTTTACGATGGCATATGAAGCTAAGATTAATTATAACGATGTTTATTCACAGAATCGTATGTGGGATGTTATCATCTTTAATTATCTTAAAGAGAAGAATAAAGTCATACCACAACGAATGAGGAATGATAAGACTGCGAAGTATGAAGGTGCTTATGTAAAAGATCCCCAAGTCGGTCAACACAACTGGGTGATGTCGTTTGATTTAAATAGTCTGTATCCTCATTTGATTATGCAGTATAATATTTCGGTAGAGACTTTGATAAAGGAAAGTTTCCCTCATAAAATTTCAGTTGATAAACTTTTAGCGAAAGAAGTAGATACCAGTATGTTGCCCGAATTGGGATTGACTGTTACTCCCAACGGTGCTTGTTTCCGCACAGACATTAAAGGGTTTCTACCAGAGTTGATGGAGAAGTTCTACAATGACCGTGTGAAGTTTAAAAAGTATATGCTCGAAGCTAAACAGCGATATGAGGATACGAAAGACGAAAAGTATTTGGCACAGATATCAACTTATCATAATATTCAAATGGCTCGTAAGATTGCTCTAAATAGTTCTTACGGCTCTATGGGTAATGAATATTTCCGTTATTATGATGAGAGATTAGCTACTGCTATAACAACTGCCGGTCAACTCAGTATTAGATGGATTGAAGGAAAAGTAAATGATTATATTAACAACATACTACAAACAAAAGGTGAAGACTATATTATTGCATCCGATACAGACTCTATATACGTTACCTTTGATAAAATTGTACGTCAAACTTTTGAAAACAGAAGTGACACATCTAGGGACACAATCACCAACTTCTTGGACACTATCGCTAAAGAAAAAATCCAACCGTTTATTGATGAATGTTATAGAGACCTTGCCTCGTATATAAATGCATATGAAAATAAGATGGAGATGGACAGAGAAGTTATTGCTGACAAAGGAATTTGGACTGCCAAGAAACGATACATCTTAAATGATATTGATAGTGAGGGTGTAAGATACGCCGAACCACAAATCAAGGTGATGGGTATCGAAGCTGTTAAGTCATCAACACCACACGCTTGTCGTGAGCGTATCCGTGATTCATTAAAAGTTATTGTAAATGAAGATGAGTTTAATGT